CTAATAAATCTCTTCCGTATTGAAGTCTTTGAGTTAGGGTTTTTAGGCTTATAAAATTATTCGTGGTTCCCGCTGCTCCAAATGTACCAGTCAAAGTTGGAGGAATACCCAGACCAGCATATATAGCATTTAAATGAGGAACATATTTTTCTTGACCTAAAAAGTTATGAACATTTGTATTGCTCTCTATTAATTCTATATCAGGACCCCAAATTAGATCCATCGTACCTCCACCGACGTTATTTCCTAAAATTTGAGCTAATTTTGATGTGGCTGCTTTTGTTGGGGCTATTTTGTGTTCTAAATTACCTAATTTAAAAATTCTAATATTACTAATTGCACCGTCCAAAGCCGCCATATCTGCTAATTTTAATTTTTCTACCACGGTAATATCGTCCATAATAGCATAAATCATAGGATATGCCCAACTCTGCCAATCATCTTTTTTGTAATGAAATACCAAAGTTTTATTAACATCAAGAGGATATGGTTTTTTTGTTTTGGCTGCTTGTAAGATTTCTGGCGGAAGACTATTTACAATAAGCTTTTCATTGTCTGTTTTAGGGTTGTTAATCAATTTACGCAACGATGCCGGTAGAATTAATTCATAAGTTTTTTTAGAACTAAAAGAGGCTAATGGACCAGCAGAAACCTCTACACAAGAAGGGTCCATGAAAGTATATTTCCATGGGATTTCTCTCTTTTCCACAATAATATCATCTGTATAATCTTTGATGGTTGTGTCCGCAGCACCAAGGGATTTGTATAGTTGATCTGCGGCTTTAATGCTTATTTTTGCTGTTCGTCTATCGATAATTACATTACCACTTTTATACAGATTATTTAAAAATCTCTCGCTACGATCTTTGCCATTAATTTTCTTAAACCATCTTCTATAAAATCTTTCTATTCTTTTATTTCTATGTACTAGTCTAATTCCTTGGCTAGCAAAATCGCCCATAAGATCAATAACGTTTTTAACTAATCCAACTTTTTGATAGATTTTTTCAGCTCTAAGTAATATATATTTGATTTCATTCGGCGGAGCTTCTTGAGGACGAAAAGTATAATAATCGTCTTTTGTTAATCCTGGGCGACCACCAGTAATACCATCAAGATTAGAAAAATCCAAACTATATCTTCGACCACCAGCGGCTGTCGCTCTTTCTACTAGAGTAAATTCGTCTAGAGATGCACTAGCTTTTTTTAATGCTGCTTCTTTACTAGATAAATCTTCTCCCCATGTTACATAAGCATCATCCGGTATCGTACTAGCTGTTGGTATAGAGTTTGACGGTTTTTTATTGGCCATAATTTTATCTTAATTCTATTGTAATTGTAATATAAACGTATTGTATTAAACTATACACATTTTATCTATAAACACCATCATAAACATCTTGATTTACCTGAGAAGTAAACCATTCCGGTCCTTTATATAATTCCCCATTATTTTGTACAGAGTCTCTTCGTGCGTCGGCTCCTATAACATCAAAATCTATGGGTTTTAATGCTCTGTTAATTTGTCTTGCTATCATATTTGCTATAATTAAAGAGCTGTATCTATCTTTTCGCAATCTTCCTTTTTTGCCCTGGGTTAATTTTGTTTCTGGTGTGTCCCAACGATCTCTAGCGTTGGGTCCTGTGCTTGTTTGGGTCATAACTATAGTGGTTAATTCGTTTTTAAGTTCTTCGATCTCTAAAATACATTCAGAAAGGCTGTCATATAAAGGATTCAGGTCATCCTCTAGGATAGATTTGCCTTCGGCTTCCATAGCCAAACCCAATGTTAAATTATCGAATCTGGGAAAAAGTAATGCTTTATCCTCTAAGTCTTTACGCAGACCATGATTTGCTTGACTCGTCCACTCGGCTCTAGCGAATTGAACCAATTCTAATATATGCAATCCTGGTTGATCATCCGTATCTTTGCTTTTATCTTCTATAATAGGCCAAATTAAATGTTCTCCCGATTCTAGTTTTTGCGGGTCATGTAAAGCCTCTTCTATAGACACGCCACCTCCTTGAGCATCCATGCCAATCTTGATTGGCTTGAATGTTTTCATTAAATTCCTAATTTTACGAGCACAGAATCCATAAAAATCATGTTCCGTAATTAAACCAGTTTTTTGTCTCTCTTTAAAATTAGCTCTATTAGTAGTCCAACAATACACTACTTTATTGTGTTCAGGATTGACTTCCAATATTACAATAGAAAAGTTATCTCGTTCGCTTGCTGGGTCGATTCCATAAACATATTCTTTATCTGGATCACCTTTTACTGTCGCATCAAATAATATTCTTTTGTTATTGATCATTATTTCCGAATTGGATACAACGCAGCTTTCTATCAAGCTTCTTCTAAAAAATCCTTCGCTATCTTTTACGAAACATGCTGCATATTCCATATTATATATTCCACTATGAATAGTAGCTTTTGCTCTACTAACTTGTTTATCATCCATAAATCCTTTGGGTATTAGCTCATAAGGTATGCGAATAATAGAATAGTCTCTCCAATTAAAATTATCTGGTACTTCATTATTAAAAATTTCTTCTAGTTTTCTTTGATCTCCACGGCTTTCTATAATAGCTTTATATCTTTTCCAATAACTTGCAAAATGCTTAAAATCATAGTCCGCAGTACCACTAATAATTGCTTGATTACCCATTTTTAAATTTAAGGTTTCTAATTCTTCGTTCCATATTCCTGCTTTAATCATAGCCTCTTTTCTAGCTTGTTCTTTTACGTTCTGAATCGGACTGGCACTAACTGCTGCGAAACCCGCGACCACTGTTTCATAGATATCTGGACTAATAGAAGCAAACTCGTCAGCGATAATTATGTGTGCTCTTAATCCTCTAATTTTGCTGCCGTCGCCCATAGGAATAGCAATTGTCCAACTGTCCCCCAATCTCATAGTACATCTATCCACATCTCGTCTTGGTCCGTCATCATTTCCATTAAAAATACTTCTTAATATGGGACTATTCTTCCACATGGTTTCCATATATTCGAAAATAATTTTACTCTGGCGGAATGCTGCGCCCACTACTACTATTTTGGTTCCTGGAAAAAAAGAACATCTAATAACAGAATATAAAGCCAGAAGGAATGATTTACCCCAACCGCGGCTAGCAATATACATAGGAAATGGTCTAACCCAAAATTCTTGCAATATCGCGATCTGCATAGGATGTAATTCTATATTAAATAATAGCTTTACGGTACTACCTATATATTGAGGATTGCGCAATAATTTCATTAAATGCAAATCTGGATTAGAAATATCATATTCGGACCTATGAATCATAGGATTCTCTGATAGGCTTAATGCACTGATATCACCTAAGCCTAACCATGCATCATCAAATTGTGATAAATCTTTATTCATTATTTTCTTGATTTTTAATAGTTTCTATATAATGTATTTTTTTCATAATACTTTGAGCAATTTTTTGGGCTGATCTAGCATTACCACAAAAGATAACTTTAATGTTATGATTAATCTGTAGATCTAAAATATGTTTTAGTAGAAAAGATGGAGTAATTTTAACTTTATCCCACATTTTTTTAGGAACGGTGCTACCAACTGGATAAATTAAAATATCTTCTAAATTAAATTCTAATAATAAAAAAGAATATTTATATTCGCTCATTCTTAATACAAAATTTTGAAATCTAGACTCAATAATATTATTCGCAAATTCGCTAGTGCTTTTTTTGCGTTCTATACATAGTATTTCTTCTAATCCTTCGACACTGTAATCTCCGGTATCTAATTTTCTATTAGCAACAGTATACTCGGGAAAGCTCCATGGTTGTTGCTCTCTAGTATCTATTATTACAGTAAATTCGTTATATTTATTTGTTGCCATTTTTTGTATTATTATTACGTACTATGCTTAAAAATACCGCCTCATAATAACTTTCTATACCCCTAATTAATTTATGGTGTTTAGCGCACAAAGTTATACCATTATCTGCTACAAATCTTAAACTAGGATAATCCGCCCACATTTTAATATGATGAGCATTTAGTCTGCTCCTAGATGTACAATTTGGCCACTGACAGGTATAGTTGTCTCGCGCATATACTTTTTCTCTCCATTTTTTATATTCCGGATCTTTAAAATTTCTAACCATTGTAATATGCTATATCTGATTGTACCATATCATCAACCAATTGGTCGAAAGATATCTTAGGAGTCCAATTTAATTTAGTTTTTGCTTTAGAACAATCGCCCTGTAAAAATTCTACTTCTGATGGTCTATATAAAGCCGGGTCTATTTCGATATAGTCTAGGTAGTTTTTATTGATCTTTTTAAATGCTTTGTCCAAAAATTGTTCTACTGTATATCCGGTGCCACTACTAATAACAAAATCTTCGGCATTATTTTGGGTTAACATTAAATTCATAGCTTCTACATAATCTTTAGCATGTCCCCAGTCTCTAACTGCTTTAATATTACCTAATTTTAATTTTCCCTCTGTTTTATTATTAACCAGCATTCCAATATATCGTGTAATTTTACGAGTTACAAAATTTTCACCTCGTCTCGGACTTTCATGATTAAATAATATGCCACTACAACAATACAAATTATAGGATTGTCTGTAAATTTCGACCATTTTATGACTAGCCAACTTGGCTATGGCATATGGACTTTGTGGCTGAAAGTTAGTATTTTCATCTTGAAATTTTCCGTTGTCTTTAACGGTATAATTAGAACCGAACATTTCGCTGGTACTAGCTTGATAGAATCTGGTATTAGGAGAGAATTTACGGATATTTTCCAATAAATTTGTAACTCCTACTGTATTAATTTCGAAAGTAGTAGTTGGCTGATTAAAACTGGTAGCCACATGGCTTTGTGCAGCAAGGTTGTAAAATTCTGTTGGTCTGTGAGTAATGATAATGTTTGCACAATCGCTTGGATCTGTAATATCGAATTCTTTTAAAATTAAACGGGGGTTTTTTATTATGCCCTGAATTCTTTCAAATTTTAAAATACTACTTCTACGATATAATCCTATGACGTTATAGCCTTTATTTAATAGTAGTTCTGCTAGATAACTACCGTCTTGTCCTGTAACCCCCGTAATAGCAGCTGTTTTAATCATTTGGTAATCTCTCTGGTGTTAAAAATGGTTGGTCAACAACTCCGTCCTGATATGTATGATAATCTGTTAGTTTGAGTTTTAATCTTTCTGTGGCTAAAGACAAGATTTCCATTTCTCGTCCTTCTTTTTCCCTAATAGATTCGTCTTCTAGCATTCGTATTAATCCTGTCCAACTACTTTTACCATCTTCTATTCGTTTGATTCTTTGTTCTCTGGTTGCTTTAAGATCTTTACTAATCTTTTGTTGTTCGTTGAGCAGTTTGGTATATTCGTTCGTATAATTGGCTATACTATTTCTAGCAAAACTTAACTGTGTTTCCAAATTTGCTAGTTTTGGTATATCTCTTTGATCTTCTGGTTTGTCATATTCTGCATCCACAAGCCTCTGAAGTTTCTCGGTTTCGCTTATGTGTCTTTTGCGCTCCTTCATACTACGATTAATAAGAATATCAATAGTGATAAATTGTTTAATCTGTAGTTCTTCAGCAGGAAGTACGTCTTCTCTAAATTGTTGAACCAAACTTACCCAAGTATTTTCAAAATATTCTAGCTCCCCGCTTTCTTTGTCGAACTGTTTGGTAATTTCGGGCCAAAAAGTTTTACAATATAGTTTTTGCTTAAGGATCTGACTATCATTGGAACTATTTATAACAGATAGCTGGTTTTGACTAATGTATTTTTCTATGGGCGAAACGTTTCTATTTAAGCTATGAGCTATATCTTCTATAGTCATTGTGCTAAAATTGTCACGAATAAACTTTTCTTCTTCGAGGCTTAGTTGTCCTCGTTTTTTGGGGGCTGAAGAGTTTGACAATCCTTATTCTCCATTAATTTAAATATATATGTTTGTAGTTTTTTAATATCCGATTTACTAACCTTAATGCCGTTTTTAAGTTTTAAGTAAGACTCTCTAAATTCGGGGCCTATATTTGCGTCTAAAAATTTAATAATTTCCTTGTTTTCTATTATAGAATCATAACTGGTCGATGGACTTAAGTGAGTTGAATTATCCATAGAGTTTGGTTGAATAATATTCTTTTTAGCTTCGTTTCGTTTGGCCCAAGGTGCATATAATTCACAATCTAATTTATTAACAAATTTGGAGCACTGGTTTTGACTTTGCTGAAGATGTTTATCAAAGAATGGGCAATTTGTGCAGGGATTATCTGGTCTTTGGTAATTGTTTCGTTTGTAATTAAAAAGGCGATTCCTAACGTGGGTCCATAAGAAATTTTCAAGGGGTCTGGTGGAATCATAATTTTTAAGTCCTTCTAAAGCAAATATGGCGGCCTGTTGCTTCATGTCCTCTACGCTATGATAGGCGAATCTAAACTTTGAGGCTAATCTTCTGGTAATATTATCTAAAGCCAATAAAAATTCTTCTTGAGATACGCCTTTTGGTAGTTTAGTTGTGGTCTTTTTCCGGGTCGTTTTCCGGGTCGTTTTCGTTGTTTTGTTTTTGGGGGTTTTTTTGGTCATGTATAAGTTCTGCGATACTTTTTCCTTCTGTTTGTATTAGATCATTAAAAACATCATCATTTATAGAACCAGATGCTTTAACGCATAGAGTAGAATCTACCGAACAGTCTGGTTTAAAATTGTTATAATTGATCATTTGTTCTTGCCTTAAAGTTGCTAACCATTAATATAATAGGCGGACAGAGAAAAATGTCAACAATTACCAGGAGTAACAATATGGCTAATTATAAAAAATGGAGCGCTTCGGAAATTGAATATATTCAGAATAATCATACACTATTATGTGATGAAAATTTGGCCTCTTCATTAAGCAAAATGACGGGCGAAAATATTACCACAGCTATGGTACGAAGACAACGACGCAAGCTAAGTTTAGGTAAAAGCAGGGGCCGACCACGAAAGAATAAGATTATTAACGCGGAAATCGGTCAAATACAATCGTTAGAGACTACTACCTGATTTATTAAACATTAATCTAAGATTAGAAATGGGCACAGGAGAAATCTTGTGCCTATTTTTTTAAAAGGAGACGATATGCCCAGACCCAAAGGAAGCAAAGATAAAGTTAAAAGAAAAAGAAAAAATATATTAGATGGAAATACAGAGAGGAAATTAATACAAGATTATGCAGATGGTGTGGCCCCTTATGAGATAAAGAAAAAATATAATATCAGTAAGGCTGCTTTATCTGTTTTATTAAAAACCAGAAACGTTAAAGTTAGACTTAATCGTTCAGATATTAATAAGTGGAATATTATTGAAGATATAGAAAAATTAGATAAAAATATAAGCGGAATTTATGCTATAGTATTCGAATGGATAATCGATGACAAATTCGATTACTGGGATTCGAATCAATCATTTAAGTTCAATGATATAAAAGCATATATAGGAAGTAGTGTATGTATAAAATCTAGAATAAAAGAACATTTGAAACAATTAAAAGATGAAAATCATTATAACGTAAAATTAACAGACTATGCTGCTAGCAGTAGTTATAAGATGCGACTAGCCATTATAGAAACATGCCAAGAAAAAGAATTGTTGCAGAGAGAAGGGGCCATCCTAAGATCTATTAATGACATTAGTCTTATCAATAAAAATGTTGTCGTGGATAGTAAAGATATAGAACCATGGCTAAAAAAAGCGATAGTTCATGAAGCATATGCTAGTAACTATTACCATGACAAAAACAAAAGTTACAACGGGTCTTTGTGTAAGTGTAGTAGTTATATTAGTAAAGACGGTTATGGAAAACTTCAGGTAACTGTTGGCGAAGAAACAAAATATCTTATCAAACACAGAGTAGCATATTGGGAAAAGCATAAAGAATATCCAGAATTAGTTAGACATCTATGTAATAATAAAGCCTGCTACAATCCGGATCATCTTGCAAAAGGATCTCATCGAGAAAACGGATTGGATAAAAGAGGCAACTTTGCCAAAGAATTTGAAAATATCTGGCTTAAATATCGAGGAAACTTGTTGCAAATTAGCGCATATTACTCTCATAAATGGGCAGCTAATCAAAAATGGAAAGGACATAATGTGTCGTATGCTGTATATTCGTGGGAGAAAAAGTTAAATCTGGTAACAAAGTATCCCAGCATAGTTAAAGCTAGACGAAGTAGGGCAACCTTATAGGTTTAGGTAATACATTTGTTTTTCGGTGTGCCTATTGTATGTGCATCTCCTGCCGATTTAGTATGGCCCATTTTTCCGACCCAGAAAAACAGAAAAACCCCTAGTTGCTCTAAGGTATTGATATATAAGGACTTATGACAAGATGCCGGGCGGAAATTTGACGTAAACCCTTGGTACGTAAGGACTTACGACAAGAAAAGTTTGGCACGATATTTGCTGCACAAAAATTTTTCCAAAAAAAACATCTGTACAGTATTGTATTCTCAAGAATCCTTGGTATAATGTCGATATAAGAAGTAAGAGAGAAAGAAAGAGAGAAGAAAGATGGAAAACATGATCGTTCTG